TTCTTCGATGCGGCCCTCGTTTGTTGTCACACGGGCAGTCACCTGGTATTCAATGCCGTCCCGGCCACCACCGATCCAGATCCGGGCCTGGTGGACCGGCGTCCCGATCGGCTGCCAATCCGGAAGATTGCCCGGCCCGGCCTCGAGATCGCCGGCGGTGCCGGTTGGCGAGATTGTGACGGAGATCGACTCGATCGAGTCTGTCTTGATCCGCCGGAACCATTCGGTCATGTTGAGCAGGTAGTCGACGACTTCCGCCGGCTGTTTCGTGAACTCGTCCACTTGAATCTCCAGGTCGTCGCCGCGGTAGGTGATGGTGTTCACCTTCGGGTCGATGTTGCTCTGATTATCACGCGGCGGGATGCGGATTTCTACTCTGGCGCCGGGCGCCTTGAGCGTTGCTTCCCCGGACATGCTGCCAGAGCCAATCGCTGTAGCCGATCCGGTCCGGGCTGCGTTGCTCGCGCCGGCCGCTGATCCTGCGCCAATGGCCGAGGCGCTGGCGAATGCGTGGCGCGCGCCATCAGCACCGGCCAGGCCGGCCCCGACGGCCGATGCCGATCCCGGCCGGCGAACTCGGTGATCCCCGGACGCAAGACCTGCACCGATCGCGAACGTCGATCCGAACGCGCGACGAAGCGCGTCGGCGGATGCAATACCCTCGCCCTGAGCCGCTGCAGCAGCGCGGAGCCGGGCCGACGGGGCGGCCGAGCATGATCCTGCGCCCTGAGCCGTTGCGGATGCAGTGCTGACGACCTGCGGCGCGGCAGAGGACGCAATGCCGGCGCCGGTTGCCGTGGCGCTGGCTGGGATGAACACCCGGCCAGGGCCAGTTATGACCAGACCAGCGCCGAGAGCGGTGGCGCTGGCCTCGATGTATGGCGAGTCCAGCGACCGGCCGGCGCCGATGAATCGGCTGCCGATCGAGAACGCGCCGAGCATCAGTCAAGCCCGATCGTGACTTCGCCGGTGCTGAAGATCAGCGCGTCGGTGTCCTGCAGCGTTCGGGCAGCGTCCACGGCTGATTTGTAAAGGCAGTTGCCGGAGATGGCCGCATCCCAGATCGAGATCCCGGTAATCGTCACCGGCCCGTTGCCGCTGTTCACGGCCGGGAAGGTGATCGTGGCAATGTTAGTTGCCACGGCCGGATCTGGGCCGCTTGACGCATTGAAGTTGATGGCCTGGCGCGCGTAGGAAGTCCAATTAACTTCCGTTATCGAGATCGTGGCCTTAGGTTCGCCCGGGTCGACCGGCGTGCTGCCGCCGCTGGCGTGCAGCGCCAGGTACAGTTGGGCGGGCGAATTGTACGATCCGTTGCCGGTCATGTGGTTCAAAAGCAGGGCTGCCCCTTCGTTGCAAAGTGCGCTCATTGGTGGCTATCCTCAGAATCGTAGGCGCGGGATTGCGCGGTTTCGTGTCCAGTTTCGGGTGACTGATTCATGCCGGGCGTGGTTGACCCCGACGTTGAACTTCATCCGCTCGGCATTGGCCTTCTCGTCGCTGCTCCACGGCTTGTCCGGCATCGAATACAGGATTTCGCGGGCGCCGTGCGAGATCACGTCGTACCACTCCTCCCGGATCGAGTCCGGAAAGGATTCCGACGCGCGTTGCGGGACGACCACAACGAACAGTTTCAGCACCTGGCTAACTGTTTCCGGCGTGGTCGGGATCGGGTGCAGCAGGATAGTCCGCGAATCAGGCGTGACAGCGTAGTGCCGCGGCTGCCGCGCGGTTGCCGTGCTGTCATTCATCACCTGCGCGTAGGTCAGCGGCGCCACCGGCATCGGCAGCCGGCCAGATACGCTATGGCTTGCGTCCAGCACTCTTTCGACGCGACCATTCAGGCTCGGCCGAAGCCGGTATTCACGCACATTCTCGCGCGTCTTGATCTCGATCCACTCGCGCCATGCGCCCGAGCGCCGGCAAAACTCGATGAGCGCCTGTTGGATCGCGTCCTTGATCTCCGGGTTGATCGCTTCCGGCGTGTAAGGTCGGACGTTCTGGATGAGGTCAGATAGCTGTGCCACTGTTCCGGATCTCACGGTTCGGGTTGACCAGGCCGCGCGCACTCCACTCCATGCCGATCGCGGCCGCGAAGGCTCTTGCGTGCGCCTCTGCGCGCGGACCAGCGGATCCGAAATCGGATTGCTTTGACAGCGCGCGGAACATGGTCCAGTCTACCAGCGCGTTGGTCCAGATTTCGGGAACGATCAGCGGAACTCCGGCCGCGACGGCTGTCGGCGTCATCAGGGCAACGACCGCCTGGACCATAATCGTTGACTCCGGACCCGGGTAGACCCAGAACGACCGGCGATCAATCTCGGGCTCATAGACGTAGTGCTCGACGATCGGGCCGGTTTCCTCATGCCATCCTGGCCGAATCGCGTCTAGCGCCTTCCTTGTAGTCAGCGTGATCGCCTGGCCGGCGTCCGGAGATCCCTGATTTCTGATGATCCTGAGCAGCCGTGAAAACGACGCATCCAGCGTCTGCTTGGTCCCGGCGACCAGCGGAATGTTCATCACGGTCGAAACCGAGTCCGGCACGTTCTTCCCGATCAGCTGCTGCGCATCCGCCACCCACAGCAGCAATTCTGCTTCCGGCCAGCGGACTTTCTCGAGGTCGAACAACAACGAGGCTGCTCGACTCACGATCTCGTTGGCCGTGATGGTCACTCGGCGTCGCCCCGAATCAGCGCGGAAACGTCATCGCGCACGGTGTCGGCGCTCTTGCGGCCGTCGATCTGAACGCCGAAGTTCTCCAGCGCGATCTCAGCCAGTGCGGTCTTGGCGTCCCTCGCCGGCATTGCCAGCGTGGCCTTGACCTGATCCAGGAGGCTGTTGCGAATTTCCTGCAGCGGGTCGGGTTCCTTCTCGCCGCCATCGTCCTTGTCTTCGCCGGCATTGCCAACGTTTGCTTGCGCCTTTGCGGCGTCTGATTTGGCCTTAGCGCGGATGTCGGCCGGGCTTCTTCCAATGTCCTCGAGCTCGGCAGCCGCGTCGGCGCTGTTGCCGGTCTTGGAATCGAACACCGTCCAGCGGCCATTGGTTTGCTTGTCCGCAGAATCCCGAAGCACGCGCTTGAGCAACTGCTCGGTCGAAACGAAAATCACGCCAGATTCGTTGTTCCTGATCATTTTCATAGGGTCATCCTTTGAAAACCCGGCCCAAGCGGGCCGGGTGTTGAGTCGGCCAATCAAGGCCAAAGATTACGGCGTACCAGGGGTAGCGTACAGCAGCGACATCGCGTCGGTCTTGATCGTGTTGAACCCGTAGACGTTCAAGCCGCGGGCGAACGAGCCGAACTTGCGCTCGGCGCGGATCACCTCGGATTCGGTCAGCTGGCTCGCGAAGGTCAGAGACGAACGATGGCCGAAGATCACGTTCGTGGCCTTATTGGCGCCGTCCGTCACCATCGACAGCTGGTTGCTGATGAACAGCTTGAAGTTCGCCAGCTCGCCGATATACCGCTTGCGCAGCAGATCCTCGTTGCCGCCGGTTATCAGAGCGTTTCGCTCCGGCGATGCGTAGATCATGTTCGCAATCCAGGGCGGGATGACGCCCCAGCGATCACGGACCGGCACCTTCGCCTCGTCGAGCACGGTCGCAACATCACCGATCTTCTGGATGATGTTGGCCGGGGTCAGGCCGACCGGCGTTCCGGCAACACCCAAGTTGAACATGCCGGTACGAACACCGGCCGTTGCGCCCTGGTTGTCTGCGGAAACGTCGGCGTAGATCTCGCCCAGCACGACTTCGTTGACTCGCTCGTTCATGCGCTCGGCCGCGTCCAGCGTCCACTCCTCCAGGAACTGGACATCGGACTGTGCCTGATCCAGATCCTTGATGAGGAAATTGAAGTAGTGGCCGCGATCAATCAGCAGGCTGGTCATCGGCTGGTCGGGCTGCTGGATTTCCAGATCCTGACCGGCCACATAGTCGTGGATTTCAACCTTCGGACGCATCCGAATGTTGATCTTGTCGCCGAACGAGCTGATTTCGCCCTCGTAGTCGGTGTTCGCGATCGCTTCGAGGACGGAGCTTTCGTAGAACTCTTCGACGTACAGCGGCGACCAGATTTCGGGGATCAGCAGGGAGCCATAGCCCTGGATTCCGGGTGCTACTGGATACATTTTCATTCTCCTGATTGGCGCCCGGTGGCCGGGCGCTGGTCAGGCGTGGAGCATCAACCCTGGTGCACGTCGTTGATCAACCGCCCTTCGGCGGCCGCGAGGCGAAACCTTCGGCGGACTTCCGCCAGCTGCTGCTCCTTGCCCTTGTATTTCCCCTGGCCGGCCGCTTTTTCGATTCGCTGGAGCTCCGATCGCCGAAGCATCGGGGCACTGCCCGTATGCTTTTGGTGAACCGAATCTCCGGCGCCTCGCGGGGCGTCCGGTGGGGGTGCTTGGTGGGCACCAATCTCTCGCTCGAACTCTTTCAGGAATGCAGCGCAGCGGGCGGCATCGCCGGCACGATAGGCGTCCATGTAGAACACGCCCTTTTCTCGCCCGGTATTGCCTTCCATTTTATGCAAAAACTGATCGGTAAACCGCGAATCGGCGTCTACCACATGCCAGTTCGGGACCAGGGCCGTCAGCTTCTCCTCGAATGTGGCGGCTTCGACTCGTGCAAGCCGCTGCTGGAGCGACTGCACTTCCGACTTCGAGCTGGCAGAGCTGTTTCCACTGCTGGCCAGAGCCATGATCGAATCCACTGCGGACTCCGGCAGTTCGTCCAGTAGCGCTTCGCGGATCTTATCCAGATCGGCGTTGCTGGTCGGGCCTGCCTTCGTTCCCTCCTCGAGTTGCTGCTCCAGGTCGCGAATCTTCTGCTGCAGACGGGGCACTTCGGCGTCGTACTTGCCCTTCAGTACCCGGTTGGCCTGCGTCAGCCTATCAATTTCGGCCTGGAATCCCTGATCGCCTGACGGTGATGGCGTCGGCGGATCCTGCTTCAGATCACCTGCGGGCTGACCGCTTTCCAGGTATTCCGAAAGGTTCGGAGCCTGTTCCGAGGTCACGGGTGGCGGAGGATCCTGCTGGACCCGCTGCTGTGAGCCGTTGTTTTGCTCACCACCCTGCTGTCGCTC